CTTTGAGGCCATACCCTTTGACCATTTGTCAATAAAGCTTTGAGGAAGTTGTCCCTGGAACCATTCTTCAAGCTGGTTAATAGCGCCTTGACGACCACTCGCGCCCTTATATTTAGGGTAGTTAAATACGTCAAACTTTTTAAGGTGATCGCTAAGCATCTTCAAGGCAGCAGGAAGTCCACCAGTTGCCTCTGCTTTGCGTAGGCTGTCGTACTTCAGTCCGACCATTGCAAGACCTTTAGCGCCCTGTGTGGTGGGGCTAAACATCATTTGAATGGCACGTTGAGCCATTGTACCCGCGGCGGCACCACCAGTACCCAACTGAGTCAGGGTGTCAATGGCCGCACCCATGTCAGCCATTGAGAGGTTATTTGCTTTACCTACGGCGAGGTAGCCTCGACCAAAACCCGCCAAGAGGTCTGAGGCTCGAATGTCACCAGAACCAATGATGGCGTTCAAGCTGGCAATAATCTTGTCTACTGCTACTTTTCCAGTACCTTGAGTACCGCGAAGTTGAGCGTTAACGGCGGCCATAACAACTCGAGCAGAGTTTTCAGACTGCACGCCCTGAGGGATGTTACCAAGAACGTTGAACTGAGCGATAGCTTTGGTGTAGGTAAGCATGTCCTTAACGGATGCCTTACTACCAGCTGTCGCAGATGCAACACGGTAGAATGCATCAGCAAGGTCATTTGCGCTTTGACCCGTCTGACGTGAAATGTCAAGAATGCCAGCAGAGATCTGGTTCATGTTTCTAAGCGGAACACCAGCCTGAGTAACAGACTGCGTCAGCTTACTGTTAAACGTCATAAACTTCTTGACGGATTCGTAAGCAAGACCCACCGCGTCAATACCGGCCCAACCAGCAATCTTCATAAAGGCGGGGTTACCGGCTCTTGAGATAGAGCTTACGGTGTTGAAACTTTTACCCATTGAAAGGCGTTGAGCTTCAGCTGCATCACGAGCAGCCAAAAACGCTTTGGCGTTTTCTGTGGCAGCAACAGTTTGTGCTTGAAGCTGTTCGGTTTCTACGCCAAGAGAATCAGCATATTCTTTAGAGAACGCTACAGCTAACTTTTTTGCCTCTGAGTCTTGTTTTGTTGCGGCAACGGCTTTTCCACCGGCTCCCGCAACTTCCATATACGCATTTTTTAGTTCCGTGTATGCGGCGTTAAGATCCCTAGCACTAAGCGTGGCGCCATCTTCCGCCTCCGCCACCTTGGCGAACATGTCGCGCACGGCTTTGAGGGCGCTAGTTAAACGCTCACTACCTTGTACTTTAAGAATAAAATCTAGTGATTTAGCTGCCATAGTTGTTTACCAAATAAAAAACCGCTACCCCGATTTGGGATAGCGGTTGTGTACCGCCATTAAAGACGGGATTGCCTAGAAGATCTTCGCAATGATTTCAGCGACTTTCAGACCAGTCAATTCCGCAAGAGCTTTAATTTCTTCTGATTTTTGCTCACTACTTAATTGCATGGCCTTTTTTAACAAGGCTATTGAGATAAGATAATCAGTTGCCCCCTGATCGAGGACCCTTATTGGATCGACACCTAGCGTAATTGCATAGGCAGCGGTCTCAACGTAAGGGTCCTCGTCTAGGGCTGCTAAAAACTTTCGTCTGCTTCGTTAGAAGCAATACCGCTCCACTCAAAGAGTTTGTTGGCGGTAGCGATGAGGTCGCCTTCTGTAAGGTACAAAGACATTACTGCATCTGAAGCACGGGTGGCTTCAAGTCCAAGGGCTTCCATAAGGAATCCGTCAAACTTGGTCCATTCGCCCTTAGGGTCACCATCACGGAGAGAGATCTTGTTGTCAAGGTCTCCATCCATAACACCGTAGATACCGATGCAGGCGTCTGCAAGGATGTCGGCGTTTGCTAGGATTGACCACATCTCGCCACCCTGCTTGCGCCGGGTTTCTACCTTCTTGTTGAGGGTAACAGCTGAAATCGGGCGGAAGCGAACGTAGATTTCTGGTTCGCTCCAGCGTGGTACTTTGATGTCGATGAACATGTCATCGATAATTGCTTTGCGACGATCACGAAGTGATACGAGTGGGTTGAACTCCGCTGTTGTTACAACTTCGTCCTGCTCCCCGGCTTGGGTTACTTCAAAATCCATTAGTTCCTCCAATGGTTGTTAGTTGCTATTAGTTAGCGATTGATTCGACTGCGATGTCGATTTCCCACATACGAACTGCGTTTGAGTTCGAGTCAGTACCGCCATCCTTGATGGATGTGATACGGCCACTGTAGGTACGGGGCAGTGCTCCGCCTCCAACGAATACTGATCCGTTGTCGTCCAGTGGTGTAAGAGTTACGGTAACAATTGTGTTACCAACGAGGTTGTGCAAAGCACCAATCAGAGCGTGGTCAACGTCGGTGTTGTACACCTTACTGAGGGTAACGTCTGAGTAGGTTGGGAGTGACAAGTAAGTCACTTCTGGGCCCATTCCCGAAGGACGGTGCTTGTTGACTGTTGCGGTTACGTCTCCGCCTGCAAACTTGTCAAAGGGAATGACGTTGTTGTAAGAGGCAGGAAGAGTTACGCTGGCTGGGACAGAAAGGTCTGCTCGCCACTGTTGCTCAGAACCAATGTGGTGCTGTACGGTTGAGTTTGTTGCCATGATTTCTCCTTAAGAAATTTCTAGACTATTGTGGAAGTACAGCGTTAGCTGTGTACTTAGTTACGTTGATGATTACAAATTCAGCCATTGGCGACATCTTGAGCGCAACCTGTGCGTTCAGCTGTCCAGCAGCAATTGTAGCAGGTGTGTTGACCTGAGGTCCAGTGTTTACAGCGAAAGCAGCCTGAGGCGTGTTCCCGTAGAGTGATCCGCGGAGCCAGTAGAATTGGCAACGACCAGCGAGTGCGCCGTTGAACTGGCTGAACAGGTGACCCTTACCGTCAATCTCTGAGAAGAGGAAGCCTTCGGAGATTTGGTCGAAGTCGTAAGTAATCTGCATGCGGAAGCGTACGTTGTTCAAGAAGACCCAGTTGGCGTCGAATGCGCATGAACGGAATCCGTAGATGGCAATCTGGTTCAATGTTGGGATCAAACGAATTACGTTTACACCGGCGGCGTTGAGGCTTGCGCGGTCTGTTGCGGTGAATGTTGAGGTCACTGCTGTCGCGTAGCGTGAGGCACCACCCTGTGAGCCAGCCGCAGGAGCGTTGGTGTCTGAGGTAATGTCGTTCAAGGCCATCTTACCAGCAGCCAAAGCTGAAGGTGGAACAGTGCGGTTGAAGGTAACTGATGAAGCGCCCGATGGGTTGCTGTTTGTTACGCCAGGGACAACAATCCAAGGTGAGAACATGGCAGCGTACGATGGGTCAACGGCAGCGCCCTGAAGGGTCTGCACTGCGCTGATTGTGGTCGATGCGCTGTTGCCGTTAGCGGCGTCCAAGATAGCAACACGGTTGTTAGACTGAGCGTGGTTAGTTAATGCCAAGTAAGCGGCTGAAGTGGTCGCACCAGGGTATGAAACCTGTCCAACACCAAGGTCTGATGTGAAAGCGGCCAAAGCAGCGGTGATGCTTGTGTCTGATGTAGCAGCGTCAGCTCCAGCTGTCGATCCGGTGCCTGAGCCCATGTAAACGATGACTGAAGTGTTCGATGATGGAAGAGCAGTTGATGAACCAGATGTGGCTACTGAAACAAGCTTCTGAGCGGTTGGCAGTGAGTTGAGCCAGTTCTTGATGTCAGTCTCGCTGTAAAGTGCTGGCGAGTTGGCAATGCTGTTTCCGTTGTATGAAACGTTAACGGTGTATGATGTGTTTCCGCTAATTGTTACGTTTGAGATTGTGATGATTACACCGTTTGCGCCGGTTCCTGAAGCAGCGTTAGCCCAGGTACCAGTTGATACGGCGGTGTAAACGTTTGTACCCAGTGTGCTAATTGCAGCGGTTCCACCGGAAGCAGGAGCCAGAAGCGAAACAAATGCCTGCTGACCGCCTTCGCGGAAGAATACGTCCAATGAGTCATAGAGAACCGTGCTGTCAAGCAAAGTGGCTCCTGGTGTCACTGAGTAGCGACCAGTGAGCTGGCCGTTAACAATCTTACCGAAGTAAGTTGTGAAGTCTGTTAATGAAGTTACCGAGAAGGGGATGTTCTGTGGACCGGAAGCGTTTCCGATTACAAACCATTGACCGGTAGGGTTACTTACGCTTGTGTTAGCGGAAGCGGCTGTTACGTTTACGCTTACGCCGGGGGCTGAGTTAGCCATTTGCGTTCTCCTGTGAGGTTAATGCCCCAGTTTCCTGAGGGCGAGTTTTAGTTGGGGTTGTTTGGGCGGGCTTTTTAGGCTCTTCCTTTTCGGCCACTACTGTGGCTTCTTCAGAAACAACGGTCAAAAATCCATTTGAAATGTATGCATCGATGAGCGGGCCATCCGACACCTTTACGGTGGTTCCTGGCGTTAGGGCTACGCCCTCGTCATCAAAGATGGTGTGATCCGCTTGGACCACTACTTTTTTCTTGCTCATAATTATTCCTTGGTGACTGTTACGTCGGTAGATTCGACACTTGGTGGCGTATCTGGTGGATTGGTGGAAGGTCCGAGGTTTGCACCGGTAGGAGCAAACTCCGAGTTTGGGAATCCGCCGTATGGATCAAGAACACTGCTAACTGTTACCGCAAAGCGAAGGTGCGCAATACCGGTTGTTCGACCGGCACTGTGCTCGCCCTCCATGTACTGCTCTCCCTGCCATAAGGTAGTTGTAGCAAGTCCACCGAGACCGCGGTTTTGAATTATTGCGCTTCTTACGGCAGTTGCGTAAGCGGAAGTAAGGGCTTGCGTTTCTTGCCAGTCCTTAGTTCCGTAGACGTAAATAAGCACTTCGGTTAACCAGTTAGTTCTGATCCCGTCCTGATAAAAGGCTGGGATGCCCATAGTGCTTGGTACCTCGATCATAATCGCCGCAGTGGCGTATTTAGGGAGGTTACGATATTGTGGTTGATGGCGATATTCGTATGGTTCCGTTAGAACCTTACTGCCAAGTTGCCGGTTAATTTCGGCAATGTAGGAGGGAAGCCATTTTTGAAGCGTATTGTACATAGCTTCTTGAACTGACTGGGCTCCGTACATCGGGCCAAATGCGTCGGTGGCGTAGTTCAAATTCCAATCTGTCCACCAGTCGCGACTAGCCATAATGTTCCTTTATTTTAATGAGGGCCTTCCGTAAAGATCCGGGTAGGCGGCAACTCTGTGTCTAATGATTTGTTCTGGGTACCTTCTTGCGAAGTCAACAAATTGTTTGATATCCCTAGATGGTAAATCAAGACCACTTTTACTTCTAAAAGCTTCTTCGTATTGTTTACCCGGCGAAACAAGCCCGTGTTTAAGCATTTGTTCCGCTTGCGCTGCGCCATGAAAACCTCTAATAGTTTCGTGTGCGTTTAATCTTAATTCTGGGTAGGCGCGCTTCATCCTGTTGGATAAGGCAGAGAAGTATTGATCAGGGGTTAACGGTGTATTCCCGCGTCTTTCTGCATACCTTTTTTCGGCTGCAGCAGTCTTTCTTTCTTCAGACCATTTTCTGCTAGCTTTTTGGGCACTCTGCTGAGCGGCTTCTTTTTTATGTCTAGCCGCTTTTTCTCGAGCTGCTTTATTTTCAGCAACTTTAGCTTCTTTGACTGGACGAGACCTTTTGTCGCGAAATTTACGAACTCTGCTATTAGATCTTTCTTGCTTGAGTCTTTTAGCGTAGTTATTCTCGGCCGTCCTCTGTGCAGGATTATCTGAGTAAAGATAATTCAGCATTATGAGCTGAGACTCTAACATAAACAATTCCGTGATTGTTAACCACTCACGTTGAGGAAGATTTCTTGAAGGGTCACCGGTTTGATGATCTTCTGCATAGGGGACTTTAGATGTATCAACAATCACATCCAAAGTGTCTTTAGTCATAATAACTTTAGGAAACATTGCTGCGTGAGCCATTGCTCCCGTATCAACAAGTATCTTGTTCTTGGGACCCAATTTTTCTCTAAGTCGCCATTCGCTTAATGGTTGCCATTCGTTGGGTATTCCACCAAGTATTGATGAACCAGAGTTTTTAAATCGGTCAGCTTCTATGAGGGAAAAAAGTTGAGTGACCTCATTAAGGGCTGGTCTTAAGTCAATAGACCTCTCAATAAAGAGATCTAGGGCGGCCATTATCTCTTCAAAGCCTTTCATTTGAAATGCTGAGGCTTCTGCCATCTTAACCTCGTACCCAAGGACCAATCAGTTTGTCAATGGTCTTTTCAATCTCATCGAGGTTCATCTCTCGGCGGATTTGGGGTTCGTATTCAAGCATGACGAATTTTGCCGCCTGGAATAGGCAAGCACGACGAAGCGAGGCTGGAATACCCTTGGTGTAACCACCACTATAAACAACCTCAACACGCGTGCCTTCAGGGGCAAATGTACCTAGACGAAGCCAGACGTGACCATCTGTAACGTCGGGTCCGTGGACACCTCCGTGCAGGAAGTCAATGGGCTGGTAATCTCCGTATGTACGGAAAATATTCATGCTTTGAATGTCGTACGTCCACAACTCCGGATAAGCGGGGGCGAACTGGTCAAGCCAAAAGTGACGTACTAGCGTAGATGCGCCGAGGGCCATTGCTTGTGACAAGCCTAGGGATCCGTAGATGTCTAGGGGCATGTCGGCATTATTACCGTACTCCATCGGGTCAATACCGAATAAACGGTCTTGATAGATGTGGCCGGTAAATGGAGCCAATCGACGACTTGTGAGATCTTCGATGTGAGCCGTGGCTTCTACTAACAGGTCTGCTAGGAGCGTAGGCTCAAGATCGACGACAATCTCGGGGAAACGACGCTGGAAATCGGCAACCGTAGCAAGTGACACGGGATCATTGTATTGGGACCCGTTATTTGCCATGATTACTATTCCTTGGTAGAGCGACGCTTACTTGTTTTTACTTCTTCTGCTGGCGCCTCTTCGACGACTTCAGCGGGAACTTCTTCTGCTACAACTTCTTCAGTTGCAACTTTCTCGATCTTCTTAGCGGGCTTGTCTGCGGGCTTTTCAACCACGAAGAACTCGCCACCAGGGATGTCTAACAGTTGCTGGATGATTGCGGGGTGAACCTCAATAGCACCAGCTTCGCCGGCAACGTCCCAATTGTATGGGCCACCGCTACCGGGTTCTTTTTTTGCGAGCCAAAAACTCATAAATCTATTTCCTTTGAGCGGAGTAAATCCAGCAAGGTGGGCAGGGGAGGAACGAGGGGAGCCTGCCCACCTTACTGAAATTGATACGACTACGGCTTAGTCAACTACGAAGCTAGGTGTGTAAGACGAGTTGGTAGGAAGAATTCCGTTACCAGCAGTCTTGTCCAACGAAGCGACGACGTTAGCCAAACGACCGATGTACTTAGGAGCACGAACAGCGAGCGTGGTGTCCGCAACGAATGCGAATGGCAGGCTGTCAGGCGAAGCAGTGGTCGGGTAGACGTTGACCGGCTGCATCTCACGCACGAATGGACGTGTGATGTAGTTGGGGTCACGGGACATGAGGAAGACGCTCTGCTCGCCGTTTGAGGAGAGTGGGTGCATTCCAGTGTTACCGTAGAAGTACGTTGTTGGAGCGGTACCGATGGAGTGCGATCCGTCGTTAGGAACCAAAGCTGTACCAGTGTCGGTAATCTTTGTGGTAGGCCAGATGTTGCCGGTTGAGTCGAGGTAGGAAGCGTCGACCATACCAACAAGTGAGAACAAGCTGTTGGCAGGAAGGGTTCCGCTCGTACCAGTGGCACGGTAGACCTTGTAGTGTGTGGGCTGTGAGCCTTCTGGACCGGTTGGGGTCGAGAATGACAGCGAGATACCGCCGGCTGAAGCCAAGGTGACACCAGCAGCAGCTGTAGCAGCAGCCTGGATTTCACCGAAGCGAGCGATGACAGGAGCAACCTTGTAGAAGTAGGTTGCGGCGCCAAGGGTACCGGTGGTTGATGAGGTTGAAACAGCGCCCATTACGTTGGTACGAGGTGACAAGAATGAAGACTTGACAACTGGGATACCGCGGTATGAAGGAACGATCAAACCTGCTGCAATTTCAACCTGGTCAACGAAACGCTGCTGGTTGACAAGCAACTGGCTCAAACGGCTGTTAGCCGAAGGTGACATGAGGAACATCCACTCGGAGTTCTCGACGGGCTCGGCAACGTTTGACTCAACGAGGTCAATGACAAGGTCCAAAGCACCGAGGGTCAGCGAGCCGCCGGCCATGTCGATTGCGTTCTGGTCAATGCCGTCAGTCCAAGGTGAGAAGTTAGGAGCGCCCCAAGTTGAAGCACCGCCGTAGTTGTCGATTGTACCGCCGCCGATGCCTGTTGAAGGGCCACCGGTTGAAGCTGATGAGAAGGATGAGCAGATTACGTCCAAGCCGTCGAACTGTGGGTAAGCACCGTTCGTGGTAGGAGCCTCGGCACCCCAGATCAGTGCAGTCTCAATGTCCCAGTACAAACCGCGGGCAGCACCCTCGATTTCACGGGCACGGAGGTCACCAATAAGGTCAGCCGTGACAGCCTGCGAGTAACCGGTGACAGCACCGACTGACTGGAGCAGACGAATCTGGAAGTTCTCCTGAGCGTAGTTCGAAGTCGAAACAGGGCGTGCGCCACCGTCCGTTACGAAACCACCCGAAGGCAGAGTTGTACGCTTGTTGAAGTAGTATACTGTGGAGCCCCACTTGGTTGACGGCAGAGCGCGGACCAGAGGCGCGTAGCGGCGCTGGTACTCGAGCAATACTGGGTCAATCTGCTTCTGTACCAGTGCGGCAGCACCAGCAGCAGTAAGGGCTTCTTGCAAGTCATTTGACATTTGCTAATCTCCTTAAAGATTGGTTAGTTGGATTAAAAGCCGCGCTCAGCCTGAGCGAACTTGGTTGCGAAAAATGGGTGATCTCCCCATGTCTCTGCTTGAACCTTACGGAAGTTGGTCGACGACATCTCGGCCAATGCCTCAGGCGTGAGCTCTGCTTCTGACAAGTCGGAAGCTTCGCTACCTGCTGTTCCGGTAAGCCCCTTGCGTGAAGCTGGGGTCTTGCCGGTACGGTAGGATTCGATAGCGTTTCGGGTAGCCTCTTCAACGGCTGCTGTGGCGGCGTTCTTAGCGGCCTCAGCAATCATTGCAGTAACTTCCTCTGCGCTAAACATCTTGTTTTCTGACACTGAAATCTCCTTAGATTCGTGTGATTCTTCGGCGTCGGCAGCAGGCTCTACGGCTACTTCCTCAGCGTCAACAGCAGGCTCTTCAGCCGCCACTTCTGCTTCGGGAGCAACTTCAGCTGCTACTTCTTCCTCGGTGTTTTCGGTTGCCTTAGCGCCCATGATTAGGGCGGCAAGGGCTTGAAGGTCTGCGTCGCTCAGCGTACGAGCAGTGGTCGACTCGACCGCTGTCTCCTCAGCTGGAGTCTCGTCAGCTACGGTGGCGTTTTCGTCACTCATTTCTTCAGTCTCCTGTTTCTGAATAGAGGCGTTGTCGGTCGACTCCGCCTGTGATATAGATGTCCCACAAGTGGGGCAAAACATTGCGTCTTGAGCGCAGTTAGCGCCACAAGATTCGCACTCCTGAGCACCACTGCCAGGTGTGACCACTCGGGCCGCACCGCAGTTGTGACAGAACATTGCACCTTCCATCGCTGGGGTTCCACATTCGTGGCACTCCATCGCGTAGGTGTTAGAAATTGGTGAAAGCTGTCCGCCACAAGAAGGGCAGAAAGTTGAGCCCTCTGGGCAATCTACGTTTCCGCAGTGCTCGCATTCCATATTGTTGTCGTCTGGCATGTTTTCTTCCTCTGGTCCCATGCCACTAGCATCGCCAGTTGCATCAACCTGTGACCAGTCAGGCTTAGATAGGTAGATATCGCCATCGTCATCTGGGTCAATTGCGTGCATAGCAGCAATAGCGCCGAAGGCAATTCGGTTAGCAACAGTCTTCAAAAGGTGAGGATCCTGCGTGTAACCGGTAATGTTGATTGTGTCGGCGTCGTTTACCAAAGCGATTGAAGCGTAAGCCTCGAGAACGTCTTGAATGTCTGCGGCAAGCTGAGTCTGCTCGCTAACAATGTTAATGCCAAACTTCTTAGCGGCTGACTTGATTCGGGACTTAACCCGAGCAAGCTGAGCGGTTGTGTAAAGGTGAGCGTTGTCAGCTTGGTTGATGTATGACCAAGCGGCACGGACGTGAGCAGCGGTGTTAATTGGGTAACGCTTCTGCTTGTCCTTCTGGTAGCCGGGGTCGGCGTACACTACGTCACCGTAAGGCTTCTTGGGATCCTTGGCCTCTGCCAAAGCTTCCATTGCGCTCTCTACGGCTCCGCGGATAATTTCTTCTGTGTCGACTTCTGACATAGCGTCAAACTTTTCTACGATTTCTACATTCTCGACTGATTCGAAAATGGAAAGACGGTTGTAAGACTCAGCAAGCGTTGCGTACTGAATTTCAGCACCTTCAACGCCAGGGCTGTTAGTGAAGTCAATGCCGTGAATAGCAAGGTCGTCAGCGGTTGTGGCTTCTTCGCCGTCGCTGTAAGTAATAGCCCTTGGCTCCCCGCGCCATTCTCCACGAATAGAAACGCCTTTAATAAAGTTTCCAACTGCAAGGTTCGCAAGGTCGCGACCGTTTGCTGTGTTCGCTACATCGGCTTCGAAGGAAGCTGATCCATCGTTGTTAAGCCACACGTTAGTAACGCGGGCAACGGTTGACATAGCGTCGTCCTTGAAAGCAGCTCCGTGGCTTGTAGCCATGTTGAGGGGCATGCCCTCACCGCTAGCAAGCTGTTGCTTCATGCGCTCTACGGCCTTGGCAATGTTGCCCTTGGTGTAAAGGCGACGATTCTTTGAAAGTCCTGGCTTAAGGAAAATGCCACGGATTGTAGCTGCCTTGGTTGAGGCCATAGTTGGAGTCTCCTGAGATTCTTTGGCATCAAGCTTTTTGATAATTCCGTTAACCCAAGAACGCCCGGCATCTCCACCCCAACCAAGCCACGCAATGTAGCCGGCTGATGGGTTTGAAGCGTTTGCCCAGTCCTTACCCTTTTTGTCAACTTCGTGACGGGCAAAGTATGAGTGCATTCTCTTAATGGTGTCAGCGGAGATGTTTTTACCGTTCGACAAATCGCGAGCGCGTGCAACGCCAACCGCGGTCATACCGCGACCAAACTTCTTGCGAAGTTCTAGTGAGCGAGCCGCGTTGCTTCTTACTTGTTGTGGGGGTGAAAAACCATCTGCCATATATAAATTTATTTTGGAGTAAAACGCCTTCCGCGACCTTTCCATCTTGCAATGGTTCGGAAACGTCTTTGGCGTCTACTCGCTCTCTTTTTGAAGTGTGGCGTTCTTGAAGCGCCCCACGCAGTTCTTCCCAAGTATTTACCCGGAGAGATTCTGCTGCGAAATTTTCTGTGAAGACCAGTAATACGAATCGGACGAATCGTGTATTTCTTTCTGTACCGAATGTACCGAACGTTTACGGTACGGAATCGGTCTGGTCTAAGGTAAGACAGTCGATATGTCCTACCAGCCGCAATGCTTCCACGTCCAGAAACCGATGCCCTCCGGAGACCGTGATACGTTACTGACTTTGTGTGGCGGTATTCACCACGAGCAGCGCGCGCTTTAATAAGGTTTTCGCGTTCAGCCTTTAACTGAGCTGCTGTTTGAGATCCTGTCGGGTAGCGTTTGTGAAGCGCGTAAGCACCCGCACGCCCGAGATAGTTACTCATTAGCCGACTTCTTTAGACACTAGAGCGGCAGCCTTAGCAGCCGTCAATCCTTTGTATGGGATTAATGTCTCTGAACCGTCTGCGTTCATACGCAGACCGCCTTCGTTGTTCACGTTAGGCTCGTTGACGTTAGAGTTACTGGACATCTTCAACCTTTGCAAGCAGTGTAAGCAATGCTTCTTTAATCTCTGCTAATTCGCTCTTGACGGACTCTGTGCCCTTAGGCGTGGTTAGCGGGTCAAGTGCGGCTGGTGCCTGTGATGTCTTAGGCTTTTCGTCTGGGTTAGCAACCTTAACGTCTTTACCGCCGGGATTGGTCTTGCCCATAACTGGTGCATTTGCGGTCTTGACCTGCGCCTGCACGAGTCCAAGGTTAGCCTTGGAGAGATCGTGGATATCTTGCCACAGAACCATGTTCTGTCGGTCAACAAGAACCGCTTCATCTCCACCGTCAATTGGTGGCTCACCGATGTCGGCGCGAGCGCGGTTAATTGTCCAAGAACCGTTACGAATACGCTGGTCGCGGATTTGCTCGATAACTTCGTCATCTCGCCAGTCCACAACACCAAACTTCAATGTCCAGTCAGTAATGCCGTAAGCCTCGTACATGAGGTGGAAAGCAAACTTCTCAAGAATGAGTTCTTGAATTGGACCAACTGTGTTGACACGGAAAGTCTTGTCCTGCTGGGTTCCAGTACCACCGCCGATGTTACCGGCTTCGATAACACCAACCTTTGATGGAGGAACTCCGTAACCGGAGAGGATCTCGTCGCGACGCTGTTGTAGCGTGTTCAACCAGTTGTTGATCTGGTTCATTCCCATTTCGCGAACCTGTGCGCCACCCTTGGTCTCAAAGAGGTTACCAATGTTGCGTGCACCAAGGTTGCGAACTGCGTACTGTTGCTGGAGCTTTTTCATCTCCGACTCTGGCAATGCGATTGGCCAGTCAACGTGTGCGCGCAGTGGGTCACCCTTCTTCATTGTCTCTTTAATAAGAGCGGCTGTAAAGAGCCATGAAGTAATGGGAAGAATGTTCTTTTGCGTTGGAGACACACCGTAAAGGGTGTCACCGGGTGAGTCAAACTTAACGTGGATAACTTCGTGACGCTTGAAGATTGACTCGCGATTTGTCTTTGTCTTCTGGTGGTAGCCAGAAACGTTTCCGTGCTCATCTGCGAGTACGGTCATTGTTGTTGGGTCTAGCGGGTAAAGCGCAGCTGGCTCTCCCATTACCCACACAACTTCAGTGAACGAGTCACCAAAAATGAGGAGGTCTGTTACAACCTTACGCATCAACTGACGAACGTCGTCGTATGGGTTGATGTAGTTTAAGAGGGCCTGAACCTTCTTGACTTCTTCAGGGGCTTCTGGGGTCTTGTTCTCGCCAGTAGCAGTTGTAACGTAAACGCACTCAAGGCCGCCAGCGGTTGCTGTACGGGCAATAGTGTCGATTGCGGCTGAGGACCATGTGCAGGCAAGGTAAGCCTGAAGCAATTGCTCCATGAAGGAGTTGCGGTCCATTGTTCCGGCAGTAACGTTTACGCCGGGGTTTGTTTCGGTAGATCCACCGATTGGAATTCCTGTACCAAAACCGGCACGCTTAGGCGATGCTTTGGGGCGACCTTCTTCGATCTGCGCCATAGCGTTGAAGTACGCCTCGTCTATTCCCTTTCTAAAAGATGTGATAGCCATGCTTTATCTTTCTAGAAGGGACTCGAGTAACCAAAGTCCCCAACAAATTTTCCGCCAATTACTGGCAGCGCCAGATTGGGATTATTATTTTCAGGACCTCTAGCCATTGTCTCGGGCAAGCCCGATTGGAATATTGGATCTTCGTCGTAAATGATTGGGCGCGCAAACGTGTTTACGGCCATAATTACATACCTCAATGCGTCAGCAATGTGGTCATCAACATTGCGGGTTTCGGCATCGTCCGGCTTTGCGGCACTTCTTGGAAGGGCCGGAATGGTCTCAATGAACATTGGGCACTTATCTTCGAAGACGTGCATCATAGGGCAGGAATCCATACCCATAGAGCGGTGGTATTCACACGCTGGACCGTCATTGAGGAAATGATGGACTCTCGACCAACCATTAATTCGATCATTGTCCGCCGGCATAATTCCACAGCCTTCTTGGCCGTAGATGTCAGCGATTGAGAGAGGTGTACCTCGGCTTCCCCACATTGAGGGGTCGGCCACTCGGATTACTTCGTGCTCACCCGCAGACTTTTCTGTTTCAAGAATAATCTTGGCCTGATAGTCAGCGTTTACTTTGGTTGAGTACGCTTCTCGATATACCCAGATCCGACCATCGTTATCTACAGAGACCCAGACCACGGCCCAAGGGGCGGCGTATCCATAGTCAATGCCAGCGTAGCGTGGCCATTCTTTAGGTATTGGGAACGATGAGACCACATGCTTAATGTGACTCCATTGCTCAAAGAACTGTCCGACCATCGAGTCCCAGTCTCCGTCACGCATTGCTGCTCGACGTTGTGGGTCTGGAATGGAATTAAGAACAGCGTCATAACCCTCGTTAATGTGAGGGTTATCAGAGGCTTTTGCGGGAATGTAAGCAACTGTACGAGTAAAGGTCGTGCCCTCGATCACTTCCGTGTACAGCTGCTTACCCCGCTTCGTCGGGTTAATAAATCTATCTTTGAGGTACTTGTGACCTACACCGCCAGGGTTCGATGCGAGGCGCAACCCGATGACAGGAACCAATTTATTACCAGAACGTAGACGCTCCTCAATGTGCTGGATAACAGTAGGGAGCATCAGCGAAGCTTCGTCAATGTAAAACGCTTGATACTCACCACCAAGAATACGGGATGCGTCAACAAGGTTTTCAGCGTAAGAGAAGTTAATAACTGAGCCGTTAGGAAACTTCAACACTTTGGTTGTGGAGATCCAACGCGCACCAAGTGCCTTAGCGTAACCGCGCTTAGCGAGTTCCGCAAGGAATGATTCTTCGAGCTCAGGGTATGAACGACGGAAACAACCGATCTTCATACCAGGGTAGTTTACTGCATGCCAGATAGCGTCCATAACGAACGCACATGACTTACCACCACCGGCTGCACCACCATACAGAATTGCTTCTGTCTTTTTGCGTGATGCTTCGTGGAAAGCTAATTGTCGCGAAGTAGGAGTATAGTTGAGCGCACTAAACGCATCAATACTTGGTGGGACTACAGAGTCCGAAATAAACTTACCAAAGTTAGACATTAGTTAACCCAGGCGTAAATTGACCAAGCAATTCCTAGTAGCACGGCGACAGTGATTGCACCGGAAATAATGTTGTAGAGATTTGTCAAAGCAAGTCCGCACTTAACGTAGGCTTGCTCTTTTTGCAGATTAATCTGATTAGACAGATTAATCAATGCTTCCATCTCTTCGTATTTCTCGTTGCCAAGATATTCGCGAGCTTGTAATTCGCTTTCACCAACTAGGCCAGCTAGTTGTTCAGCGATGTGTTCAAATTCGTTTTCTTCAGACATAGTTCCTTAAATGTAGAAATTGTCCGTGTCTTCGCTCGACATCAATCGGCGGACGAATTCATCATGCGCTTCCCATTGAAGTTCAGGTCGCAGATTTCTCATCAGTTTGATTTGCCAATCCTCGAAACCGAGGAGCAATAGTTCCTCTGTCGTGGGGGCAGAGTTTTTCCGATTATACGATTCCATAGTACACGATAATTTCCGTTTGTCAAATGTTTAACCCGCTCGTCGGGGTGCTGGCTTATCGGTTACTAACGGTACGCCTTCTGATGAGGTAATTTGACGTTTATATGCCTTCCACCGGAAACGGTCGGGAGCACCATTGTCCACCCAATCCTGGTAGCAGGGAATACACATAGCTGTTTTAGCAGCTGGTAGCACCATACAAATTTCGCATGGCTCAGAAGTTTGGGTAGAACGCTTCTTTTCAACAGGGTCATTGATAACACGAATGGTTTCGTGGATCTGACGGATGGCCTCTTCGGCTTGGATGATGTTGCGTTCAATCCGCTTTAAGTTCTCGCGGAGGGGATCATGGACTTTGCGACCGTCCATATTGGCAATGACCGCTGTCTCAACAATGGAGCTTGTGGCTTTTCCGCCACCGCTACGACCTACGGCAAATCCGCCGCTCTTGCCATAACTTGGAGTTACGGTTATTTGATCTCTTACTACCAATTCCTCAAGTTCTTCACGCTTCAGCCGGTTTAACATCTTGCTGATGTTCTCCAGACTGTCGTACATTCTCTTGATTCGCTGCTGACCTCGTTGGTTCAGTTTAGCCATTGGTTGTAAACGCTCCTGATTAAAAAGTCACCCCTGTGTAACCTTAGTCAATAGTGTTTCATACAAATTGTTCAATGTCAAGGGTTTAAGGTTTCGTACGCCTTCAACAACTCGACAAATTGATCAAGCTCCATTGTGACCCAGGTCTTTGAAACGCCTTTGCCACGTCGCTTATGGATTACGGACCAAAGCTTACCTGCCTTAGTGCCAGAGATCTCTGCCTGCTTCATCCACTCAGATAGAGTCATGGTCTTGTGATTTTTGCACTCGGCAACAATGGGTATGTTTTTGATGTCGCCCAAAGGTGAATTCAGAACGTTACGCTCAGCCTCATCAAAGCCGTGCTCTTTGAGATAGTTCACTACCTCGGTTTCGAACGCTGTCCCCTTGGCGCGAGTCTTGCTCATTGCAACTGCTCCAGAGTTCCCTCTGACCAGTAGAAACCGCAGACCAAGCATTTGCGGTGAATGTGCTCTACACCGTCGCTACGGCCACAGAGGCACTCTTGACCGACGTTGAGTTTTACGAAGGTGGTATGGATGTTCCCACTGATAATCTTTTTGCTCTCAATCCACTTTTTAGTGCTGAGATCAAATGTGTGCTCTACGGTAACTTGAGCGTCATCGCATTTTGCCCCGCACTTGGGGCACTCGCTAGCGGGGTTAAATGGTAGGTCGTTTGTGTTCACTTATAATCCTTTTGAATTGCGAGTACATATCTTCTTTGGTGCTGTTGTTACGGATAACGTAGTCTTGTGTGTTGTACGCTACCTCTGATGAGTGACCGTTTACCGGCGCCGTATCTCCGCGGATAATGCGAATGATGATGCCATTAGCCTTCTTAATTGCTTCAGCCTCGTTAGGGAAACGAACATCGGTGAATACGACTTTTTCATCGGCAAGGGTGATGTCCTTAAAGGCGGCTGAAATCCAGACATCCTTTCCAAGCAACTCTCGACCGCCTTCGGTTCCGAGCTTCTGTAACATCTCACGAACTTCAGTGAATCGTTTAACGTCTTCCCAGCCCCAAAGTTCTACTGCTTCTTGAACTCGCAAAAAGTGAACTGCGCCGTGGTCATTAACATAACGAACGTAAGGATTGATAATTGACAAGATACTTTTCATCTTGTCGGCAAAAGCAACGCGCTTAAAGCCTTCCTCTTTTGCGAGGATCTCGGCAAGCGTATCTTTGCCCGATTGTGCGAATCCGCAAAGGCCAATAATCATTATGGCTTCTTTAAGTCTTCGAGGAAGCTTTTCAGGCCGTACCAGATTACGAAGTAGGACCAGAAGGCGGCGTCAACCAACATCGATGGGATGTGGTCACCAGCGTTTAGTGTTTGTCCAGATTGCTTGGCTAGATAGACAGCCAGCTGGAACATACGGGCAAATACAGTTACGGCGATAACGGCGTAGAGTATTAGTGCCCAATCAATTATTGTCATTTTGGTAAGTTTCTCTTAGTTCTTTTTGATAAGCCTCGACGGTAGCCCAGGCCGACCACAGTCTATCACACAGGAATTCCACGTCAACTGTTATTGCGTTTAAGAGGTCCTTGATGATAGGATTGATGTCCTCGAGATCCGAGATTAGGCGTGCACGGTCAAGGACCGCCTTTGCCCGTTCTAACTCTAGATCTGAAACCATAGAAAAATGGTACACCCGACTTTTTAATAATCAAGGGTTAGGGTGGTCACAGGTGACCATGCTGCTCACAGGTGAACAGGGGTATATATATAATATTATTTAATAATAATATTAGGCTTTAACAATTCGGAGTGCGGCTGAGGGGAAACCTTTGACAGCTTCGCTGAGATGATGCTATAGTGATTTCAGACATAACCAAACAAGGAGAACGAATGTCTAAGTCAGTTATTAGCTGGATTATTGGAGTTGTTGGTTTGGGTGGCGGTGGCTTTGCCGGCGTACGCGCATTCATCATCAAGTTGGAGAAAGAAGTCGACCTCGTTATCAGTGAAGTCGTCAAGGTTCAGAACGCTTTGAACAAGGTTCTTGCAGAAGTCACACCGGCTACCCCTGCAAAGAAGATTGCTCCAAAAGCAGTTCCTTCAAAGTCTGTCGTCAAGAAGACAGTAGCCAAGAAGAAGTAATTACGTCTGGTGGCGTGGGGGATTCGCCCTCACGCTGCTACACTAAGGAACAACATGACAAACAACGAAGAACTAATCGAAGAACTCCAAGACACTGATCTGGAGATTGTCTCTGAAGAAGAGGCTCAAGACTCACTCATAGTTTACGAGGGCGAAGTTGAAGGCGAAGAGGGCGAGATCACATACATTCGTGTTATCGAGACCCCGGACGGATTTGTCCTTTTGGCCGAGGCTGAAGACCACGGCGGCGCAATCATCGACGTACTGCCCACAGAAGAGATGGCCGTAGCTCGAGCACAAGAGCTTGTAGATGCTCTTAATAGCGAGGACGATGAGGATGACGCAGAGTAACCTCTCCTTTGAGGAGTGGCTACAAATTGGCGTGGACAGAGGATACTGCACGCCACAGTACTGCGGAACTCACGACGCTCCATACTTGTTTGAGGATGAAGACGCGGCATTTTCGGCGGGGGCAGATCCCTGCATTGACGTGGTTCGCGTGTATGACCCTGAATTTTTTGGCGGGGCGGAACCTGGTTCCAACTAGCTCATTAGTAGCTAACCGCAATCATTTTTAGCAAAGCCTAATTTGATTTATAAGCGCCCCCTTTAACAAAAACTATTCCCAAAAAATTTTCGCGAATTTTTTCAAATTGGGTACCCCCATAAAGGGGGTATTTTCTAAGTATGTATTCTAAGGCTACACTTTGAGGAGTTTTAAGACTACACTTTGGGACCTGTTTACCCTGCAAATTCGGTAACGTTAAGCAGGGAAAACTGATTAATTATGCGTAAGATGCAGGGTATACCCTGTATTGTGCGGGGTATTGCCTGTGCATAACCGTATACAGCTAATCTTATCTGTATACACTTGTGTACAGCAAAAAACCGGAGCACCTCCGCAGGATACTCCGGTTCTTTGGCTAGGTCCCTAGAAATACACCACTTTGGTGTATAAACCCGGTCCTAGTATAACATATGTAGTGTACTACTGTGCGTTCTCTAAGGCTTTTTTGTAAGCAATGTGTTCTGGTGTATTAGCTAGGGCTTCTAGGGCCATCTTGTAGACCTTGAACTCCTCCAGCTTCTGAACTGCTTCTTTCGCCCGGTCGAGGTCTGTCATTGACAGGCTTCGCAGTACTCGGGGTTTTCTAGGGAACAGGCGAGGATCTCTTCCTCTGTGAGTTCTTTTGTGGTCGCTTCTGCGCCATTAGTGAAGTCGATGTCTTCCATATAGGTAAGAGCTTTCTACTAGAGGGTTGGAAGACTATACTACCACTAGCGTCAAGGATTTGATCCTGCCCCGGGTGTTGTTGTCTTGGAGGAAGCGGTGAGATTTGAACTCACGGGACTATGACATCCTTTAGTTTTCAAGACTAACGCAATCGGCCGCTCTGCCACGCTTCCATTGGAGCCCCCGACAGGATTCGAACCTGTGACCTACTGATTACAAATCAGTTGCTCTGGCCAGCTGAGCTACAAGGGCTTGTTGTTACTGCTCTACTAATGTTACTGACATACTATTGGTAGTAGCTACCCACAGTGGTCCACCGACGCCAATTGCTGTTGCCGCCGACTTTTTTACTGATGAGATAACTTGTCCCTTAGTCCAAGGTCCTTTGTTGCCTAACGCACCCATAGCTTCGCTCATACCGGATCCGATAGCAGCTCGATTACTATGCGGGATCATCACGGAGAAGTCTTCGTCGATAACAATGAGGTTATTAGCCCACGCCATTACGAATGCGCCGTCGAATGATTCAGATAGTGTTTCTTGATCTACTAACAGTGCGCCGTGATCTTTGAGTGCGTCGCGTACTAGCGGTACTACTTCTTTGACCGCGAATTCTTCTAGACTCATGTTGTCACGGTAGTAGGGCCAGCTGATCCAGTGCTTGATGACTTGCATCGGCCTGACTCCGCCACACCCCCCAAAAATAAATTGACCATTCTCTTTTTCGACCCATAGCTTGTTGTAGCCATCTTCGTCTTTAGAGAAACCGCCCGTGACAGATGAGTCGCCAACAATGACGATTCCATCTTTCTTGGTAAGAGCGGCGGCTATGACTGTCATTAGTCCTCAAGAATAGCTAGGATACCTAGACTAGGAACCTGAACGTACTCAGTACCTTCTACCTTGACGCCAGAGGCCATGTTCTTTTGGAATACAACTACGTCCCCGACTTTTACATCCATAGGAATGTGTACGCCGTGATCGGTGTAGCGACCGGGCCCTACAGCCATAACGGTACCCTTGTTAGGAACCTCACGGTTAGGAACAATGAAGCCACTCTCGGTCACAGTGTCACTGTGGTCAAGGAGTAAGAATACACGGTCTTCGGTTGGTTGAATCATAGTACCTCCATACTACCATCGGACATCTTAAAAATAGCGTTACCCTGTCGAGCGATGCGTGGACCCGCGGGGGTGTCAAATCGAACAGCTTCAAAGTATAACTGACCATCAGGTGCACAGTCAAGTATTAGCTTAAAGGTGGTACCGGGCCCGGCCCACTCAAGAAATCTTGAAGCATCGAAACCGCCGTCAATAAGATAGCACTTGACATTAACCACAGGATCTTTTGTTCTCCTTGTAGTCAACTTACGGTTCTTTAGTCTCTGCTCGGCGTCACGCTCGTTTTCCACAGCGAACTCAAAGTTAACCCCAGAAAAGTCAAAGTTATCCACAGGTGCGAATGTAGCTTCAAACTCTTCGGTGGTGTAGACCTCGGGTACAATTATATCTTCCAAAGGAACCAAAGAGATCCAATCGCCAAGGTTTACATCCTGAGAGTCAATCAAATCATCTTCTTCGTAAAGGTGGATATCAAAACTACCCTCGGCATCCACAGGCGTAAATACCACGGACTCAGCGTGCTTCTGTAGCTTAAGTCGCTCCGCGAGAAGATGGTATACGTCCAGATCTGTGTACTGGTACGCATCAACCCAAATCCCGGTGTGTCGGTGGATGTACTCGTTTTTCATGCTATCATCCTAGCAGTTATTTTGAGAACTGCAACCCTTTAGGACAGATGAACAAATGTTCTATTATATGGGACACTTGATAAAATTCTGAGGGGTATGCCGCCACCTTTCCTTGAACAAATGTTCGGATATAGGGGATCAAGTCGTACTGGTGTGGGCATCAGAGGCTCGCCGCTGTGTGGCGGTGTGTGGGGGCTGGCGTGTATGTTTGATGTGTCGGGCAACACCGCCCGACACTATTCAGGAGGTTAGCCCGTGGCTACCAATGAAGAGAAAGTAATCCCCTCGGGGTGGGTATCACTTGATACTTTGCCTAACGGCAAAGCGTTGGGTGATGTAATCACTACCGGCTCAAGCCGGCTGGAGGGGCGCATCAAGACCATCTACCTGACGGGTAAGGGTTCGTTCAGCGTGGTTATTGACCTGCTCAACGAGGCGGACATTGTCGCCAATGGCAACAAGGTAGAGCGCTCAACTACCGTCCGTTGTTGCGTTATCTGTAATCGGTCAATCGCTACCCGCTACTACAAGAGCGCCGTAGAGAGTCAGCGCATTGACGACAGTGATTGGACAACCTGGACACACGCCACCTGTGCAAAGCGTGAAGCCTTACTCGCAGAAGAGACTGACGACGAGTTGTAAGGCAACAAAAAGAAAAGAGACCGCCCTTCGGGGCGGTCTTTTTTTTTGCCCTTTTAGCTGCGACGGTAGGGGCTACCCCCCAGGTGAAATGCCTCGCAGATTTTTCTGTGAGAAAAGTATATTTTTTTAGATCGAGGATCGGGCGGATCGGAGATCGGCGAAAAATGCTACTGAGGATTTTTCTGTGAAAAAAGTATATTTTGAAACCTGAGAAACTGAGAAAAGATAGTTGAAAATGTGCCGAGGTTGTGCTACTGTTTTTCTATCGGCAACACCGCCGAGAGAAAAGAGGAAAAAATGGATAAGTTTGAGTTAGAGATAGAGTTAGAGAAAGTCTTGGAAAGGACCTACAAAATAGGTTCTTACGCTGAGATGATAGATGTAGAGATTACCGAGGAAGTTGGGAAAGATGAGTCAGGACGGTTTAGGGCTTGGGTGAAGTTTGCCTACTGTTTGCCCATAACCGTTGAGGGGAAGTTCTCAAATGTTGTGGAGTTGGTGGAAGTTCTGCCGGTTTGGTAGTATCGCAGTATCGGCAGGGGGGAAACGCCCCCCTGCCACCTAAAGAAAGAGGAAACAAAATGAAAAAAGCATTGCGCCTAACGGCAGTAAGTTCGGCACTATCGGCAACGATTACCGCAGGACTAATGAATAGTATCGACATACTGCCCGTAGTAGCGATTGCTCTAGCGGTATTTGCCACTAGCGCAGTAGTAGCGATTTTGGCAGTATTGGCTAGTAAGTAGTCAAACCGCTAATCGGGGGGTGGGGAAACCTACCCCCCGATTTTTTTATGCCCGCCTAGCTGCCACCCAGGTGACTTTGCCCAGGCGAACAAGTGTTCGCTTTGGCCGCCGATCCAAGCTCGATCTAAAAGTTACCGATCAGTAAGGAAAGGCGGAGGTTTCCCCCAACTTTTCAACAACCTGCGAATTTTTCTGTGGAAAAAGCATATTTTCTGTGGATAACTTGTGAATTACTGACCGGTAAGGTAGCTGCTCTTGTGGATAACTTGTTGATTACTTGCGAGTAACTTGTGGATAAGTACCTCACTCTGTAAGGGCTTGTACTGGGCGGTAACCCCTTTGCCTATGTAATCGGGTAGCACGAGGGTTACCGGCCGGTAGAGGGCATTCTGTGCGGTCTGGAGGGGTGTCTGTACAAGGCGTTGTACTGGGCGGTAAGTATGCCCTTTGGGTAATCGCCCCATAATCACTTAGCGAGGAAAATAGACCCTTTGTAGGCCGTCTGGAGGGGTGTGCCAAAAATGCCCTTTTTCTGCAATTTTTGACGTCGGCGTGACTTTTTCATCATTGACGTCGATCTTTTCTCAGCATTCTCAGGAATGGTATTTGCAATTCTTGCGGGGGCGTGGTAAAAAGTATGTATTGGCAATTCGCCAATGGGAAAGGAAAAAATGGCTTACACGAATTACCGTCAGACCGTTGAAAAGGTAGCTTCTCTTGTACCTTTTCAGGGAAACAATTTGCGGGGCGTAATTGAGGGGGGAGAGTACGTTATTTACTCCTACTCTACCTTGATGGCTACCGTAGATTTGGCTACTAAATGGGTATGGATTAACGAGGAAAAGTACTCTCAGACCACCAGCCGTCAGATGTCCTACGTCAAGCGGGGCTTAGCGAACATTCGCTAGTAGCGAAAACGAAAAGGGCGGGGGCGTAATTGCCCCCGCTTTTTTTATTGCCCTACTAGCTGCCACGCCCTGGGCGAACAGCTGTTCGCTTTTTGATCTTGGAATTCTCAGGTTTCTTAGAATTGAGTTTGCTTTTTGGTCTCGGATAGAGTAAGGTTTTTATGTTGGCGAAACACGCTAACGGGAAGGAAAAAATGGAAGAATTTTTTACACCTGAAGAAAAAGAATTGGTTTTGCGTTGCATCACCCAATACAGATGGCTAGTAGAGGATAACCTAAACGCCGTCAATGAATTTGAACAGCCCCTAAAGGTTGCATTTTGGCGGGAGAGACTACAGGTCACCGACAGCGCAATGAGCAAAGTATTGCCACTCTAGGGCAGACCTTGCAGAGATACCCCCGCCTACGGGCGGGGGTATTTTTGTTGTCCAGGTGTCTAGCTGCAACGCCTAGACCGAACACTTGTTCGCTTTTAGATCTCGAGAGTTACTAATCGGTAACTAAAAGAGGGGTGGTAGGGGCAGGGGGCAGATCGATCCTGCGAATTTTTCTGTATAAAAAGTGTATTTTGTAGATCGGGCGAAACTGAGAAACCTGAGAAAAGGTAGTTGCAAATGTCGCATAGATGCGCTACTGTATTACTACTAGCGAAGTTCGCTAGTGGGAAGGAATAAATGCCTATTGACCCCGCTTTCGGTGGTGATGAAGTTGAGAAGTCTGTAGAGGCAGATGAGGTTATCTGCCCCAACTGTGAGGCAGAACTCTACAGCGTTGAGGGAGAGTTTTACTTTTTTGGTTCTCTCAACTCGGACGAACTCATTGGAGAGTTCAGTTTCACCTGTGAGGAGTGTCTCAAGAACGTCAAGGTGGAGTATTGCCTAGACAATACGCCTGACTTTGACTAAGCCTCGGTAGGGGGGTGGTGTTGCCCCCCTACCGCTCCCCCGCTAGATACCCCGCCCACCTGGGCGGGGTATCTTTATGTCCCGATGCAGCTAGACCGCAGCTGATCCGAAAATGATCCCCAGCTCGAGCGCAGCTAGATCGAGCGATCCTGATTACCGGCCAGTAACCCCACCTGGGTTACCCGTTAGTAACTACTGAGAACTTTTCTGTATAAAAAGTGTATTTTCGCGATCTTGAACCTGAGAACCTGAGAAAAAGAAACTTGCTTTTGTCTCACCTATCGGCTACTATTTTTATGTTAGCGAAACACGCTAACGGGAAGGAAAAAATGGCAACAATGCTTGAGGAATTGGAAGCGGCGGTATGGGAGGCACAGGGTCACTCTATGTATGCCGAGGACAAAGTGCGTGACCTGGAGGCACAGGTGGAGGCATTTGAGGAGTTTGTTGAGAAGGCTATGGAATTGCCTTGGCTCAACAGCACCATCAAGTGGGCGGTAATTGAAGTCATCACCAACGCCCGTGACGAGCGTGACGAACTCAAGTTGCACCTTGAGCGGTGGAACAAAGAGGTGGAACTCTTGAAGGCTAAAGAGGCTGAAGCCGTCACCACTTTGCAATGGGCTAAGGCAAACGCCTAAGGCTCACCACTCAAAGAGACTGGGGTAGGGAAACCTACCCCAGTTTTTTTGTGCCTGGACAGCAGCTAGACGGCGGCCCAGCTCGAGCTGATCCGCAGCTAGATCACGTGATCACGATTACCGACCGGTAACTAGAAGGCGGCCTGGGGCCGATACTCGATTCGATCTACTAACAATGTTTTTGTATGAAAAGTGTATTCTCAGGAAACTAAGAAAACTGAGAAAAATGAGTTGCGAATGTCGCATAGACCTGCTACTCTTTTTGTATTGGCGAAACGCGCCAATGGGAAGGAATGCTATGAGTTATTACCCGCCTACAACCGAGAGCGACATCTTGGAGAACGCCCTGGACATTTTGGACAGCGTTGCCAAGTGTGATGACCTCACGGGGACAGCAGTAGTTGAGTTTGAGGCTTTTTTTGATGACGGAACGGATTACGCTACCGCCGTCCTTGAGACCCCTGACGGACTACGCTGGACATACCTCTTTGAGGGTCACTCCTACGGCAAAGCCGATTGGGACGACTTTGAGTATGAGATAGACCTAGAGAACGTCACCGAGATACTCTAAAGCCTCGGTAGGGGGGTGGTGTTGCCCCCCTACCGCTCCCCCGCTAGATACCCCGCCCGCCCTGGGCGGGGTATCTTTGTGCCTGGGTGGCAGCTGGAACGTAATTAGATGGCGGCCAGCTCGAGCTGATCCTGAACGGATCCGCAGCTAGATCGAGCGATCTTAGTTACCGGCTAGTAACTCGAGAGGCCAGGTAGGGGCAGGGGTCAGATCGATCCTAAGAATCTTTCTGTACAAAAAGTGTATTCTCAAGATCGGCGGGGTTTCTCAGGTTTCTCAGGAATGGAGTTGCAAATGTCGCACCTATCGGCTACAGTATTTGTATTAGCGAAACACGCTAATGGGAAAGGCAGTTATGGAAGCATCAGTCAGGGAGTTGGAAGCCAAGTTCATCAGGGCTCAAGATGAGGTAGATGAACTCGCTACAAGCATCAACAGCATTGAGGAGCACTTGGAGAACCACCAAGAACTCCTCAAGCAGGTTCAGGAGTTGAGTTGGCTCACTAGCGGTATCAAGTCACTTGCGATTGAACTTGAGAGCGAAATCCACGGGAACATCAGGGAACTCAACCTCCAGCACGATGAAGCCCTAGAGGAATACAACAAGGCTCTGGAAGTTCAGGCTCAAGCCCTCAAGGCTTGGGAGGACGCTCAGGTCAGCGCCTAAGGTCTAAGTCGGGGGAGTGGTGGTGTTGCCACTCCCCCACTTGGAAGTGTGATACAATAAAGTCGTGGCAGGTTGTCACGCAGGAAGGAAAAAATGGAAAAAGAACAAAAGGCAGTTGAAGTAGATGGAGTTCAGGTAGCGGTCTATTCTTGGGAGACCTTGGTCTCACTCTTGGCAGACCAATTCAACCCCGATAAGGAGACAAAATAATGACTATGGGACAAGTTCGTTTCTTGGTTATCTTTCTAGGTGGTTTCTTAGGCGGTGAGGTGTATGGGGAGATGTGGAGTATCCCCACCACCAAAGCGCACCTCTGGAGCCTACCCGTTGCGCTCGGAGCCTCGGCTCTGCTGATTACACTATTGAGCGCAGTCGTAATCTCTGTCGGCAAACGCCGATAGACCATAGGGTCGGGTGGATACCTCTTTCTCCACCCGACCCCTTCCCCCGCTAGTTATCCCCCTGGGCTTTGCCTGGGGGGATAGCTTTTGCTCGATCACTAGCGCAGCTGATCCGCAGCTTGGCGACCAGGATCATATCGAAGGTTCCATACGCAGCTGATCGGCAGATGATCGGTTACTGATCGGTAAGTTACCGGCCAGTAACTATTTCAAAAAATGTGCCAAATGAACTTGACACCGGTCGCTAAGTATGCTTGACTAAATGTGTTGGCGAAATACGCCAACGGGAAGGACAGAGATGTCAAAGTCAAAGGGTGGCACCCTAGAGCCTGTTGTCGCATTACCTACCGGCGAAACTGTCGGTAGCACCTACACCACTCAGTCAAGTGGCGTGACCGGCGTAATCACTGAGATGGGTCAGTGGTCAAGCACCGGCTCATACAGCCTCACTCTTGAGGTGCCTACCGGTATCTACGAGGATGACGGAAGCGAGATTATTGAGGTTCGTCACACCACCGCTCGGTTCGTGCCTTGCGTGGAGTGTGGAGAGTTCATCTCTTACGAGATGTTCAAGGCTCAGGAGAACTTTGTGCCTCAGATTATGATGGGTTGCTCACTCCCCCACCTCAGCGATGAGATGGCTCGGGTGGTCACTCGCACCATCTACGAGGCTCTAGAGGACTAGAGCACTCAGCAGGAGAGCGGGGTAGGGAAACCTACCCCGCTTTTTTGTTGCCCAGGTGCGCCCAGGCACAGCTCCAGGTGCCAGCTGCCTAATCTGATGATCCAAAGCTAGTGATGCGCTCGACTTGATCGATCACGAAGGGGGCGGGTAGGGGCGGGGGCGGATCGACTCCTTGCGAATTTTTCTGTGAAAAAATTGTATTCTCAGGATTCTCAGAAATCTAAGGGAATGACTTGCGAAATGTTGCGAGGTATGCTAGTTTTTATTCGTGGCGGTAAAGCACCACCACAGGAAGGAAAAAATGGATAAGGCAGTTATTGTGACTACAGAGGGCGAACTCTCTGTAGTTGAGTTTGAGCGTGGCAGTTCTTACGAGTTGCTAAGCGGTGCGGTTCAGGGCTACATTGAGTGCGTGGCTCTGCCATCGCTCGGCGTGGATATGTGGATTAACGAGGAGGGGAAAATCCTTCAGTTGCCACAGAACCCAAAGGGCAACGCTCTATGGATGAACGAGTATGGAATGACCGACTTTATTGCGGGCAACATTGTCTTTACTCAAGTTAATGACGAGGGCGAGACTGTTGGACTGACTGACGAGCAGATAGAGCAGATTATCGCCACCAACGAAATCCGAGTAATCGGCATTCCATAAATCGCTACCCCTAGCGAGAGAGAGCCCGCCCTACGGGGCGGGCTTTCTTATTGGCCAGGTACCACAGCTATTGATCCGCTCGAGGTCAAGCTTGATCGTGATCGTGGCCGATCAGGGCCATTCTCAGGTTTCTCAGAAATCTCAGCCGAATGACTTGCGCTGGTAGCGAAATGATGCTACTTTGAAAATGTGCCGGTAAGTCACCGACACAGGAAGGTAAGTATGGAAGAAATCAGGAACTACCTAGATGAACTAGGTATCACCGGCGTTGATGTGCTCGGAACTTATGAGAACATCACCTTTGTATGCGAGGACAAGCCAACGGCTATCACCGTTCGCCACTCGCTCACTCACTTTGGCGACATTTCATTCGCCGGTGGCGCAGAGGTTCGCCGTGACGGAACAGTCACACTATTTGGAAGGGGGAACTAATGGGTCTCGACCAATACGGCTTTGCCGTAAAAGCCCACCCAAAGAACACCGACCTAGTTATTGGGTGGAACTACGAAGAGGCAGAGCCAACGGGTGATGAGGTCAAACTCATCACCCAATGGCGAAAGCACGCCAACCTACAGGGCTATATGGAGGATATCTACTTCTACAAGGCAGAAAAAGCCGGCGTTGAGACCGATGTATTCAACTGCCAGCCAATTCGCTTGGATGCTCAGGACTTGGAGGACTTGCGTTCCTACATAGTCGAAGAGGGGCTACCGTTCGCCACCGGTTTCTTCTGGGGTGAAACTCTGCCGGAGGATGAACTCCAAACCCTCGACTTCGTAGAGCAAGCCCTGTCGTACATCACTCAGGGCTACGAAATCTACTACGACAGTTGGTGGTAGAGCCTCTATAAGCCCCTCTAAGGCGTTCAAATACCCCTCTGGTCGCTAAGTACCGGAGGGGTATTTGCACGTCTGTACGGCCCTTCTAGGGGCCTTAGATTTGATCCTGGGATTAGGCAGCTGGAGCACAGCTGTGCCTGGGCGACAGCTGTACCCTGGACGGATCAATGCGGCCGTTAACTATCGTTGCGGCCAAGCGCCAGGTCGCTGATCGAATAAGGGGCCTTGCGAATCTTTCTGACGATTAAGTGTATTTAGCTAGGGGAAGGCCACCCCGGGAATTAACCCGGGGTGGTTGGTATGCGATTACTCCTCCTCTTCGAACAGCCACGCTTCGAGGTGGTGACCTTCAACGATTGCCCATGCTGGCGCTGTTGCTCGGCCTCTCCAAAACACCTGAGTTGGCAGGTCTATCTCTAATCCTCCGTGACCTTCGTTCATAGCCTCGATTGCTTGGATGCAAGGCTCGACCATTGACGTCGGCACCGGTGGATAGTGATTGCTCTGCAACTGGATAGCGATTGCTTGGCGGAGGTCGTAACCCCCGCCAGCAAGGTCGTTGGACATAGCGTTACCCATTAGAGGAACTCGAACGGGTCACGGTCTTCGAAAACATCTTCCCACTCGCTCAGGAGTGGCAAGGTCTTGTTCTCTTGGTGGTACTGCATCATGTCGGAGTAAGCCTCAGCGATACGCTCGCCTTGCTCATCTCCCTCCCACGGGTTCTTCTTCATAACTTCCTTCCTTTGTTGCAACTTGCAACTCTTCAAGTGTAGGTCATGGCGTGGCATCTTGTCAAGCACCGATTCTCAGGATTCTCAGGAATGAACTTGCGCTGGTCGCTCGGTCGTGTATAATGGTCTTGTCAAAGGGAAACTCCCTAAGACGGAAGGAATGTATGACTACGAAGCAGGAAGCGTTCAACCAGATTGTTGAACTGTTGGCTGTTGTATTGGAAGTTGAAGCGCCAAAGGGTTTCAACCCGAACGACATTGTGTCGGTCGTGGAAGGACTGTTGTCAGAAATTGACGACTTGCGTGGAAATGTTGAGAACCTCTCTTACGAGGTTGGAGAACTTTCCTCCAACGCTCGTGACTTGGAGCGTTCAGCAGATTCGCTGGACTTTGACACCGTTCAGGAAAAAGCACAAGAAATCTTGGAGTTGCTCAAATAGAGCGACTTCAACCATAACCGGCTAGGGGAGCAATCCCCTAGTCGGCCTTCCCCCTCTTAGAACCCCAGGTGCACGACCTGGGGTTCTTTGCTGTCCGATCACTAGAGCTGCGCTCGAGCTGCGGATCAGCTGCATCACAGCTGTACTCAGGATCAAGGGCCCGGCTGCATCGTTGATCGAATAAGGAACCGATCATGCTGATCGGCCGACCGACCTCCTAAGAATTTTTCTGACGATGATTTGTATTTAGGCTTGAACTGTGCTACCGTTGAACCGTTGGCGGAAATACTGCTAATGGAAGGAGTAGCTATGGGTGACCGTGGTTGCATTGTTGTCAAATCAGAGAACCAGCCCGACTTGGTTTTCTACACTCATTGGAGCGCATACCGCTTGCCGGTGACCGTTCAGGAAGCATTACAGCGTGTTGAGGAGCACGGTCGTAGCAACGACTTTGACTACTTCAACCGCATTGTCTTCACCACACTCATCAAAGGCGATGACGGTGGCTTGAACTACGGCATTGGCTTTCAGGTCGCTGGCGATGCTTGGCGCATTGTGGAGTTGGACTTTGACGCACAGACCGTTCGTATTTCGGACAACGGTGGAGACACCTACGGCGAGGCATACTCGTGGGAGGACTACGCCAACACCGTTGGCTTGGCTCACACCTACGACATCTTTGAGTAGTCAGAGATAACTCAAGCTTGAGGCCGGCCCTTCGGGGCCGGCCTTTTGTTTTGTCCAGGTGCCAAGCTGCCATGATCCCATATCGACGTCGGTCCTCGTGATCGATCATCGACGTCGGCGCCAGCTGTGTCCTGGCACAGCTGTGGCCGCACCGCTCGAGAATTCTCTCGAGCGAAACGGCCCGAGGGTCAGGCCGCAAGCTTGTCTTGCGAATTTTTCTGACACAAAAGTGTATTTAAGAAATTCGTTTGGGTCCAAACGAAAAGTCGTTTGGGTCCGAACGACTGACCGACCTACTAAGAATGTTTTTGTATGAAAAGTATATTTTGAGGGGGTCGGTTTTCCCTAGCAGGTTTGCGAGCGCAAGTCAAGCCAGCTAATTCTCAGGATAAGAATCCTGAGAGAATCCTGAGAATGGATAACGCTGGGGTGTCGCTGGGTCGGCTATAGTGGTCATACCGACCTAGCAAAGTGCTGGGCGGTTGTTTGGAAGGACAGCAGTATGGAAACAGGCGCTATTGCGAAAGCACAGTGCTGGACTGACTTCGAGGATGTTATCGAAGCAGGTATCAAGCGAGTAATCCTATGGGGTTTGCCAGGCACAGGCAAGACTTACGCAGGACTAACTCACGCAGTTGGCGAGGGCGGTTCGTTCCGCTTGGTCTGCTCTGAGGAGATGACTAACGCTCAGGTATCAGGAACTTGGATGCCGAACGGAGAGCGTTGGACTTTCGCTGAGGGTATGGCTCTCAAGGCTTGGCGAGGTAATGGTCAGGTCGGCGGTCGCTTGGTCATTGACGAGATAGACAAGGTATCGGGAGATGTTGAGGGCGAACTTCACAACTTCACCGACAGCATTGCTTCGGCTTCGTTCCGCAACCCTGAAACTGACGAGGTGATTACTCCCCTTGACGGCTTCTCGGTTATCGCAACGACCAACCTTGAGAACCCCGAATGGCTCAAGCCAGCGTTGCGAGACAGGTTCTCAACGGCTATCGAGATTAACGCACCGCACCCGAACGCTCTGCTTCAGTTGCCCGAAAACTTGCGAGAGGTGGCGAACGCAGTTATCTCTGCCGAGCCTGAACGCCGAGTATCGTTGCGAGCGTTCTACGACTATCAGACCTTGCTCAACTCAGGTATGGAGATAGGTCGCTCTGCTCAACTAGTGTTCGGTAAGAACCGAGGCGAAGCCATTGTCGAAGCCTTGACCATTGGTGCGCTCTAATGGCGAGGGCTATCGAACTCGCAACTGCTATGCCCGAAATCGTTGTCGCTTCCCGAAGCGACAACGAGGGCGTAGATAGTTGGTCGGTCAAAGGTGGCACAGCCAACCGAGGTGACGCTTACACAGACTTCGAGAACCGTATCGTTCGCATTCCATTGGCGAGTGACGAAACTTCACGAATCGTTAGAGGTCACGAACTCATCCACATCAAGGTCTCACCTACAGATGTTGAGGCACTTGAGACACTTGAGCAGGAGTGGGCTACCTCACACCGAGTTATGGAGTGCGCCGAAGAGTTTAGGGTCAATACCTTGCTGGGTCGTGCTGGCTACGACTTGGCTCTACTGACTGACGGTAGCGAGCAAAACGCTGGCGTTCAGGCTGGTCTGTCGGCATTGACTTCACCTCAGGGCTACAACGAGGCTATCTGCTTCGGAGTTGCTATCACAGGCACACCTGTATTCCGCAAGTATCTCGCTGGCGTTCGCAAAAACAACAAAGACTTGGCTGAAGTTATGCGCAAGTTGGAGTTGGCTCTACTCAAGGTAGCCAAGAACGCCGACACGCACGACCTTGCTAGCACACAGTTGGCACAGGCTCGGAGATACAAGCCGAGCCGTAGCGGTAAGGGCGTTGAGTATCAAGGTGGGGCTTACCACGCCGACAAGCGAGAGGTCATCATTGGATACGGCTACGGCACTTATGTTGCTGAGTTGGTCGCACTTATCGAGATGAGCCTCAAGAGCGTTATCTCCGCTAAGGACATACACAAATCAACAGGTCGAGCAGGGGTCGAGTATGAGGTCGGCACTAAAGAGGGCGAGTTCGCACCGCTCATCCTTGACGAAACCGTAGTCTGTAATCAGCAGGTCAAAGGTCACTTGGGTAGAAAGACGAAGCCAACCACGACAGGTCGAGCCTTGCGCTATCCCGAACGACTACTGACCGACCCTCAGCGCCGAATCTTTGGCACGAAGCAACGCTCAAGTGGTGGAATCGTGCTTATCGACCAAAGTGGCTCTATGGACTTGAGCGAGGAAGACCTTGAGCAGTTGCTTGACCTATCGCCTAGTGCGCTGGTCATTGGCTACTCGCACCGACCACGAAGCGTTGGAACGCCTAACGCTTGGGTAATCGCCAACCGAGGTATGCGAGTTGCTACAGGCAAGATTCCAGAGGGCAAAATCGGCAACGGAGTGGATGGCCCAGCACTTGACTACGCTATCTCGGAACGCCGAGCAAGCGAGCCGATTATCTGGGTCTTTGACGGACAGGCAACAGGCTCGGATGATAAGCCAGCCGAAGCCTTGACTATGGCAGTTGCTCAAATGGTCAAGCGCCACCGAGTAATCGTTGCGCCGACTATGCGCCACGCTGTTGAGGCGTTGGCTATGGGTCATAGCGCAAGGTCGGTCTATCAGGGTCGGCTCAAGTCTGCTATGGAGAAACTAGGGGTAAGGGGGTAGGCAACAGGTCAGGAGAGTAAGCGTCATCCTTCCGACCACCGACTAGGGGAGAAATCCCCTAGTCGGTTCTCCGTATCTAGGCACCTGGGCAAGCTTGCTCTATTGATCCCGAGGACAAGCTTGGGCTAGGCGGCCAGGAGTGATCGGTCACCTGGATGCGCAGCTAGAGCCTGGGTCAGCAGCTGTTCATAGGATCAACTATTTTTTTTATTTCGCATATGGAATGAAGCTCGAGATCGACGTCGTCGGACTCTACGAATCTTTCTGACAAGAAAGTGTATTTAGGGATTCTCAGGATTCTCAGGATTGCGTTTGACAGAGGGTGCAAGGCTTTGGTAAAGTTTCTGTCACAAAGCAGTATTTAGGAAAGGAAAAGATTTATGCCGAATCACGTTTTTAACTCTGTAGCGATACAGGGCACTAGCGAACAACTAAAAATGGTTCAGGAGTTCTTGGCTACGCCAACCTTTATGAATCAGCCTGACGAGGAGTTGATTTTTAACTTCGCCAAACTTATCTCTATCCCGAAGGACAAGGTTGAGGAGTATCACACTACTCACGGCTTCTCCGAAGGCAAGGCAACAGGCGAAACCGAGTTCAACTGGTACAACTGGAACAACCGTTGCTGGGGTACTAAGTGGAACGCCTATGACGTAGAGACTGACCTACAGGACGGCTTGCTTCAGTATCGGTTCTGCACCGCTTGGAGTTATCCCGAGCCCATTATCCACGCCTTAGCCGATTACGCTCAACAAGGTGGCATTACCTTTGAGTGGTATGCCGAGGAGGAACAGGGCTGGGGCGCAGAGTTCGTCTTTAACGGAACTGAACTTGAGTTGGTGCGGGAATGGGACATTCCCAACTCTCACGCCGAATACGTTGCCCTAGACAGGGAGTGCTGGGCTTGCGATTCCGAGATGCCCTACCCCGACTGCCCGAAGGTAAGTGAGTAATGAAGGAAGTAATCAGACTGTACGACGTCGGTATTGTTTGGCACGACGTCCCCGAAGGCTGGAGCGGAGAGGATGAAGTTATCGTTGCATCCCCTAGCCGATACTACGAAGAAGGGGAACTACCCGACAAGCTTGATGATGGTATCTTCTTTTACTTGGACATTGACGCAGTCCCCACAGTTGGACGGGAGTTGGGCGACTGTGTTATTGTTTGGGTTAGTAATGAATACGAAGATGTTGAGTTTGACACGGAGGAAAAATAATGGAAGAAATGATTTACTTGGCGGCGGACGGCAACTGGGGTGATGCCCAGGAGTTGTTAATCCTTGACGCACAGCGTATGCCACAAGAGTTGTACGACGAAATGGTAGATGACCCCGAAGCGACCTTTGACAAGGTGCGCGAGTGGTTTGTCAAAGACCTACTTGACAACTCCGGCGAGTTATGATAGAGTTTTAAATAATCCAACAGGAAGGGATAAAACAATGGCAAGAGATGCCAAAGCAGTAGAGAATATGAATAAGTACTTTAACGAACTATTTGGTTCGTTGGTAGGCAAAACCGTGAAGGGCATTATCGCCCTGAACGATAAAGACATAGAGTCAATGGGCTGGGATCCCGACTACGACACCGAAGCTTTTGGTGTCTTATTCACGGACGGCACTTTTGTAGTCCCAATGCAAGACCCCGAAGGAAACGGGCCCGGATTCTTCTTCTTACAGGAGGTGGAATAATGCCGAAGGTAGGCGACCGTATTGAGTTGATTCGTATGTACGACCCGTACGACCCAGTCCCTTCAGGGACTCGGGGGACGGTTGAGTTTGCGAACGAGTGGCAAGTTGCAGTAAAATGGGACAATGGGCGAAGCCTAATGCTTGCTCTACCCGAAGATAAGTTTCGGGTCATAAAGGAGGAAAACTAATGAGTAAAGATACAGACGGCACCAACTGGATGACCGTAGTCTTTAAGATTGAGGTGGACGTTATTGCGGACACCGTTGAGGACGCGATTTATCACGCCCAACTACGACTACAGGACTACGACTTTGGCAACTACGAAGCCGAGGTGCTGGGGGTACAACAATGACCTGCGAGATTTGTTTGGAAGCACCAGCAGAGGTGGAGCTTGGTATTAATGACCAGGTGCTTAACGTTTGCGTAGAATGCAGTAGAAAGACTTTGGAGGACTAATGAAACTACAGCCCATTAGCGAGCGTTATTACAGATTTAAGGCTCTCCTAGAGGTTGATGCTAACAGCCCTGAAGAAGCCGAGAAGATGATTAACCGTTGGCTTGATGCCATTGCGGATGTTCAGGTTGAGGGAGTTCGTTGGCCTGAGTGTGATTGGGAGGATGTGACCTATGAGTAAGTACAGGATCACTTACACAGCTTCCTATGTCGAGGAGGTATTCGCCGACGAACTGGCGGAGACGGATTTGACAATTGAGCAGTATGCGGAGTATATTTGGAATGACGGGGAAATCGCCCCGGCGAAGTTTGTCACAAAGATTGAGAGGATTTAATGGCAAAGTGGATTATCAAGGGCTGGACAGGCAATCGCCTGTGGAGAGAGTTCGGGAGCAACGACCCAAACCTATCGTTTGATAGCTTTGAGGAGGCGTGGGGCTTTATCTACGAGGCAAAGCCCGAGCCAGAAGAAGGAAGCCCAGATTGGGTTGATGGTTGGTATGACGACTACTATGTGGAGGAGGAATTACAATGAGTAAATTTAGAGTACAACGTAAGGCTACGGTTTGGGTAGAGACCACCGTAGAAGCCGAGAACGAGGAGCAAGCTCTCGCTATATGCGAGACTGACGTCGAGGTATGGGGTGGGGCAGAAGAACTGTCAGAAACCTTCGCCTACGACGACAGCGCCGAGTTTTGGGTATCAAGGAGGATTGGCGAATGAGTGAAACAACAGAACGCACAGACTGTGACGAATGCGGGGCAGAAAGCTCCTGCTACATATCAGATGCAAACGGTTGGATTGAGTGGACGTGCCTCGAGTGCGGCCAAGTAGGGTACACGACAGAATGAAACGCTGGATACAGAACTACGGAGTCAGCTTTACCGCTGATGCAGAAACAGCCGAGGAGGCCCAGGAGATTATCGAGAGCCTGGTGGCGTCCGAGATGGGCTCCCACTTCTTGAAGACCGCTTGGTCTGACAACGTCGAGGAGATGTAATGACCCAGGAGTTCCACTACTGCAAGCATTGCGGCGCGAAGATATCCTTTGACGCGGGGGAGAAGCTTTGGTACCACACCGACGGTGAGGGCTACTGGTGGATTCCGTGCGAAGGATTGACGGCGACGCCTCAATGACAGCTGAAGATGCAGTATTGATTATGCAAAAGCTCTGGGCCCCAGACGAGGAGATCCCCGTACCCTTTGCCACTTACCTGGCTCTGTGTGAGAACTTGCTTCTCCACGGGGAATCTGCTACACTAGACACTTAGAAGTTTTTTCGAAAAGGAAGCAAATAATGAAAGACTTAAAACAATTAACCCAATGGCTCGAGAATCGGATTCTGGAGCTACGCCTCGAAGGCGCGGACAATCCAGAAAACGAGGACAGCGAGTACTTTGAGGGATTACTGGACGGCTATGATGCTGTACTAGCTATTATCCAAAGGAGCAAATAATGGAAGACCTATACACCTTCGATGGGCACATTCAGCTGACCATGCTGCCTAGCGGCATGTGGAACGTTTGGTTGGCCGATGAGGTCGTCTTAGCTGCCAATCCGGTGGAGGGTTTTGCCGCCCTCCTAGAAATTTTCCAGGGCAAAGACCAGTTCCCAAAGAAGGCCGATCAGTAGTGGCCCTATACGAATTGACTGACAAAGAAGCTACGGCCCTTACAGAGGCCCTGAAGACCTATGTTGACGTCGTCGCTCCGGTGGGCGGATTCAAATCCCTACCCACTGAGAAACAGCGGATGATTCTGTCCCTCGAGCGCGTGCTCGATGAGCTTTACAATGTGAGTCACGGTGACTGATATCGCTAAGATGATTCAGGCCGAGATCGACAAGGCTATTGAAGAAGCTATGGCCGAGGAGTCCAACGACGTCGTCGACGTCGATGACCCACGGGAATACCACTTCATCGTGAATTATGTACAAGGCAAGGGCTGGGTCGTAGACACTGCTCAGCTGGTGCAGAAGTACCCTTCCGGGGCAATCTGGGACCCCGAGAACGAAGAATGGCAGCGGGAAACTGACTACGTCAGCAACTACAGCCGAATACTCAGTGAACTACTAACAAGATTGGAAGATTAATGGAAGAACGCTACAACTACATCATTACTTGGAGCTCGGAGACGGGCTGGGAGATCAATGATGACATGGGCAGTGAACTCTTTACCAAGGGCTTTATCCAGGTCCGCGGCGGAAAAGTCCGGAATGAGGAGGAGGCCGACAAGGTCCTCAAGCTGCTCGACGAAGCTAACATTGGCGATCACCTACATGCACGCGATGACAAGCTACGCGAACTGCTAGCTGAGAAGCTGACCGAGATGGATCAGTTTCTAATGTATCCAGACACAGCCATTTAGGGGTTACCTTCCTCCCCACCCGGTCAGGCCCCTTCCCCTGGCCGGGGTTGGCGCCCTCGAGAGTTTGGGAACTTTTCTGACAGAAAGTTAAATTACGGCCGGGGCGGTTTCAAATTATCTTCTGTGAGCAATACATATTCGTGTCACAAGCATGTGATAGGCTGTAGAGTTTGCCAATTTTTCTGTAAGAAATGTATATTTAGTACAGAGTTTCGACTTGTTTTGGTACAATAAATGTGGTAAGCTGGGGGGTTTACGGTACTAAGGCCGTTTATTGGTACAGATATGGGGGGTTTATGTGATATAAGTACCCTATACGCGCGCGTGAGGGCCGACGTGGGCACTTAAACATCACTACACGGTGTTAAGGCCAATAATTACTTGGTTCTTCATCCAGCTGTCCAATCAAGGTGCTGGGGGGTACTTTATAACGGATCAAGCATCCGTAGAATGCCACCAGACCGCATATAACGGCCTCTGAGGGGCTCAAATAGAATATGGGGGAGGTACTCCCCTTGAAAATAAGCGTCTTGGAAAAATTGCTTTTTAATCTAAAAGGGGGGGCTTATATCTATACCTCTATATAGTCTTTTTAGTACCTTGCCTAGCTTCTTTTGGAAAGTACCATGACTATTGCGGGGTAGATCTTCCCCCCGGAAAAAAATCCAGTAATTACTTGGTTTTCCGGAGGGGCGTGAAAGTACCTTTTGGAGGTACTACTCGGTGAAGATGTGGTTCAGGGTGGTTGGTTCTAGTACCCTGATTAATGTTTTCTCTTGACCTTTGCGTGTGGCTTTACGAAGCTTCTTCGCCGCCTTTTTTGCGTGGTCTAGTGAGCCGTAGTGGCCGACCATAACGGTTGAGCCCGGTTCGTGTAGGGATACGCTGTAGCGACCGTGGATGGTTCGCTCGATTAGAACTTGCAGGTGGTTGTTAATCATCGTAGCTGGCCTCCGTGGCGAATGTCTCGGGCGATAGTGCCAATCAGGATGCCGAGGGCTATTCGGTGTCTCCGGTGGTTGGTCTTGGTTGGTTCGTACAACGGTGGTGCTTTGTATACGGGTGGGTTGTTGGCCCACTTCTCGATTAGCTGGTAGTGCTGTGACTTACCCATTTTGGTTGGTCCTTTCTTCTTCAATCCATTGTAGCACAATTCTGTAAGCGTCGTATCCCCCGACAAAAAGATTCTCCTGCTCGGGGATGAGTTCGTCCGCTATTACATAGGGGTGCTCGTTCATTATTATAGCCATTGCTGTCATCACTTTGGCTTCTAGTGAGTCTAGGGCGTTCATTTTACCTCCGGTACTAGGTGCAGTGCTTGTAGGATCAATACTAGCACAAATGATCCCAGTATCATCAGGGCGAAGACCCCCGCAATTTTTTGGATTAGCTTGGCGAACCTATGAAGTTGCACGATAGGCCCCTATCCACTCGGTTGGGTGCCCGAACGTCTTTTGGCTTATTACGATAATGGCGCTGGGAAATGGGGCGTCTTTTTTACCCTCGTTGAACTTGAGTCTGCCACGGATGAAGCGTATCTCGTAGGGTACGCAGTAGTCCCACCACCAACTTGTATCTGTTCTGGCTGGTATTAGGCAGACTACCGTTGCTCCGAGTTTTGCTTCTAGGTTCGCCTTTTCCATCCACTTTCCGATCCCCCGACCATATGGCGGGTTGAGGTATATGGCTCCGTCGGTGTCCTTGTGCCAGTCTCGGACTAGGGCGTCTCTCATCTCGGGGTCGTCGTGGTCCGGACCATACCATATAGGGCATAGGGTGGAACTCTTGAGCGCAGCTCCGTCGAGCGTAAAGTGGAACTCTTCGTCAAGGCTTCTGTAGATATAGCCTGGGGTCTTCCAAGTCTCGTCTTGCGAGCTTAGGCCGACGCCGTTTGGCAGGTAGAAACCTTCGCTCATTTGCCACCGGCCCAGTTAATCTCTGGGGCGCTTTCTAGGGGCATTGGCTCTACGGTGTCGAGGTAGTCCAGTACTTTGATTGTGTCACAGGGATAGTTTGATAAACAATCATCTGCCATACATTCAGGGGTGCAACACTCAAAAGGTTTTGATGAATAGTGCTTCTCTCGTAGGGCTTTGCGCTCAGCGTGGGTCATCTAACCTCTCCATTGCATCATGGAGTTGTATCTGTAAATCCGCATTCTGCTCTTGCCAGTGGAACTCATCCAGTTCGTAAGCTTCAAGGACCTTGATAACGTCGCAAGGATACTCCACCGGCCAAATGTCGTCGGTGCCCTCTTTCCACTCCGAGCAATACATACAGTATGTCTCGTCAGCGTCAGCTACATAGTAGTGCTTGGCTCGTAGGGCTTCACGTTCAGCTGGGGTCATCTTCTACCTGCTCAAAATCTCCATCCCAGCCAGACACTTTGTTCAGGAACGCCGCAAAGGCCGCGCCGATCTCGTCGGGCTGGATGTTGTTGTCTTCGACGTACTTGTCGAACTCTTTAAATGCGTCAGTCATCGTCTGGTCCTCCAAATAACAATTACTACGGCAACGGCAAAAAGGGCAAATGAGGCGACAGTGCCCCATATCTCAATGTTCATAGCCGTTTGATCAGTCACGGTCTAACCAAACGTAGAAACCTAGCAATAAAACGAGTGGCGCAAACAACAGCCACAGTTCCCAAGGTTGAGTCATGGCATCCTCCTGATTGCCATCAAGGCTAGTGCCCAGATAACCGCTATAACAATAAACTGTTTCATCGCTTCACCAAGAACAATGCCGAAATAAATCCGGTGATCCAAGCCGTAAGCCATACCGCTAACACTATCATTCTTTTTCCCCCAATTCGTAGGACCAGTCTTTGTACTGCCACGGCAAATCACTCTTGCCGTAAAAGTCGATGTTGAATTCGAAGAATGGCAGATAGATGGTTATCTGCTTGTCTCGGTTCCAGCGGGTTGAAATGCCGAGGCCGAAGCTTTTCCAGTCGAAGCCAATCCAGCCCTCGTACTTACCTTTACGGTGAAACTCTTTCATTGAAGCTTGGTCCCGCACTTGGGGCAGTACTTGAAGCCAACGTCGGGTGATCCGTAATAGTAATCGTGTTGGTCTAGGTGCTGACATACCTCAATGGTTCCAGACTCGGTCTTAATTAGGTTTTTTGGTACTGGGTTAATCAACAAATGCATCTGTTTCTCCTTATCTTTGGTACGGCTTTAACTTGAAAGGCCGGGTTGGCCCCGG